TTTATACTCTTAGTAACATCAAATAATTCACTACTGTTTACTTTTTCATCAAATTTACTTTTGACATCATATGCCAAGTTGACAGCTCTGACCGTGCCTGCTGCATCTTTAATTCCGTCCATAATGCCATAACCTGCAAGAGTATTGGCTTTATTTGCTTTTTTTGCAAGGCCGTTGCTCACATCGGTTGTGTTAGCTTTATTTTTCAGCGTTGTCTCAGTGCTCTGCAAACGCGAGTTAATTGAGTCAATGTCGCTTTTGTTTGCTTTTTTCGCAAGATTTGCGTCGGCCGTGTCAAGCCTTGCTCCAAGTGAATTTTGACCGCCTCTTGCCGTGGCTATTTCGGACTTCACGGCTTCAATGCTTGCTTCATCAGCGGTGAAGCGTGTGTTCAGGTCGGCTGAATCACCTCTTGCCGTGGCTATTTCGGTTTCAAGTGCAATTGCTCCGTCTGTTGCCTGTTCAATCCCCTCGTCCATATGGTTGAGGTTGTCGGCATTGAGAGCAGGAGCAGAGCCGTTCACAAAGCCGATTTTATTGTATTTGTTCATTCTCTTTTATTTCCTTTCCTAATCGCTTTTCACCCTTTGATGTGAGGGTAGTTATAAATCCGTCCATTTTCTTATTGAACACAAATGTTTCGATTGTCGGCAAATCCTTAAACGGAGTTTTAATTGTGTACTTATCGCCTGCCTCAAGCCACCAATACGAAAACAGCTTAATTTTTGTCGGGCGGTATTTATATACACTGCCAAAAAAATTAGCAGAATTATATTTAGCACCGATATCACTTGCTGTTGTTCTGCACCTCATCAAAATATTATCGGAAACATACCACGAAAAATCGTTACTGCTGCCATACAAATATGTTTTTTTATCGGCAAACTTAGCACTGTACATACGGATAGGTTCAAGTTCGTAATCCTCAAAAGACAGCTCCTTGTATGAATCAACGGTATCTGCCGACTTTTCGCCGTAGAGCGATAAAAATTTAAGATACCCGTATTTAGGGTCAATCATCGCAAAACACAAGGATAATTCCGCATAAGCCTGAATTAAATCTGATAGGGAAATATTCTTTATAACCTTTTCCACGCAGGCATCATCAAAATTAAGAGGCAAACTTAAAATATCAAGTTTCGGCAAGTATGAAACAGCCTTCACACCGTAATCTTCCCACTTATCATAAAGGGCGCTGTATAGATGCATAAAAGTTTCGTCTTTTGCATAGTGAGCATAACCATAACCAAAACTGCCGTCCTCGTTCTCTTTGCCTGCAAACCACAAAGACACATCCACCTTTGACATATCATAAAAAGCGTCATAGGCTGTGATTTTGACGATGTTACGCTGTTTTTTATCTCTTTGAGCCGACTGAATTTTACCGTAGAAAACAGGACATTCAACCGTTCCTGTTTCGGCAGGACAAATAAGAGTATTTGACGGGTACAAATCATCTGACGGATACAGCTCCGATTCAAGATATGTTGCCGTTATGATGACCTGTACCGTCTTTCCTATCAAAGCCGAGCAATCATAATCAATGAGTTTCACGCTCATTTCAGAGGCTATGCAACCGCCGAATTTCAATTCTTTTTCAACGATTTCATTTTCAAGCGAAAAGCTGTCAAGCACGATACTTTCGCCGGTTATATCCTCAAAACTGCCGTCAGGAGAATGCAGGGCAACAGTATTGTAAAGTGTGTTTGTTTTCAGCTTATCAGCAATTTCTTTAGATACAAGCATTTTTAAGAATCACCCCTTAATACTCAATCAGCTCAACCGTAATCGGCTGATAGGTTATATCACTTTTTTCGGCATTCATTACGGTATATTCAATATCAGGAATATAAAAATAAGAGGTGTAATAGCTGTTCGTTTCATCGTTCCAATAAGTTACCCTGCACTTTCTCTGTAATTTATTCGCCATTGAGAGGTTGATAATCGACTGAAAATCAATCTTTTCGTTAAGATGAAGAATGTGAGTTGAAAACGAAATTTTTGTTTTGTAATTTGGCAGCGTTGCCCTTTGAAGTGTACCTATCTGATCTCGTTCCGCAGAAGTTTCAAGTCGCTGATTCGGAGTTGACGAAAATGCGTTAATGTACTTATTTGGCATGATGTTGTTGCCGAATTTAAGCAAATAGCCGTTATAATTTGACATATCATTCCCCCTTTATGCAAATGCGGATTTACCGTTGTGTCTGCGTCTGTAAAGCTCATCCTGCCTTATCATTTCTTCAAAAAGCGTTGAACCCTCAAGTTCTGCCGTAAACAAATAAGTGTTGCCGCCGTTATTGCGGAAGATAATGAACATTTCATAAATGCGTTTAAGCAGGTCAAGAATTTGCGTAAGAATCACGGTATCCTGACCGCCCGAATTGTCGAGCATACCCTGCAACTTGTTGAGCGGAGAAATAACCTCAGGATTGCCGCTGTTAGCACCTGCGTTATCGCCGACAACAGCAAGTGTCGGAGCTTTAACAATACCGCCTTTTGCAAATTTTCGTGCCGGTGATTCCGTGGGTTCTTCAAATCTCGGAATGAGAGGCGGATTTTCAGGCATTGAAAAGTTCCAATCCTGTCCAAATGCCGCGCCGATAACACCCGCAATTCCGCCGATTGAATTAACAACGCCCGAAACAAAGTTATAAATACCCGTCCACAACGCATTTATGCCGTCAATGATTGCGTTTATAATGAACTTAAACACGGCGCAAATGCCGTCCCAAATACCTTTGAAAAAGTCATAGATGCCCTGCCATGCTTTGTTCCAATCGCCTGAGAAAACACCTGTGATGAAGTCAAGAAGGCCGCCGAATGTTTTCTGTATAGAGGTAACCAACTCACCGATAAATGTAAACACATTATCAAACACTCTTTTTACGGCATTGAAAACATTCTGAAATATAGGTCCCCAAAAGCTGACAAGCCAGTTTACAAACGGTGACAGGAAGTTATTCCACACGGTCGAAACACAGTCTGCAACCTTGCCGAAGAAATTTATTGCACCCTCAAAAACAGGCTTAAGCCAGTTTTCCCAAGCTGACTTTACGATTGCTACGATAAAATCCCACGCAGGCTTAATCCATTGATTGTAAACATTCATCAGGGTTGTGCCAATATTGGTAAACATATTGCAGACATTCTGAAAAATCTGCTGTCCGCTGCCGTTCCACCATTTGCTGATAACTGTTCCGATATCTCCGAAAATCTGACCGACAAGATTAAAAACATCTGCAAACTGCAATTGTAAATTTTCGAGAAATTCAGTGATTGTTGCACCGTCATTTTCAGTCCATTCAACAAGGCTTTCGGTTGCGATTGAAAACGCACCCGAAACGACCTCGCCGACTGAGCCCGCAAAGGTTGTAAGACCGCTTAAAAGATTGGAAATTGATTCTTCCATTTGAGGGCGAACATTGTCAATTGCATTGCCTGCAAGTGTACCGAAATTATCAAAAAAGATTGAAAGGTTGTTATAGCCGTTTGTAAGATTGTTGCCTATGGTGTCGATAAAGCCGATAATCTTTTCCCTGTCTTTTGAAATCCACTTTGCAACACCGCCTGAAATGGTCTGAAACGACTTTCCGCCGATTGTCGCAACCGCTCCGAATGCAGAACCGATTGCCCCGAGTTTTGCAGAACCGACCTTTTGCATTGTGCCGAATGCCTTTTGAACTATGGGAACAGCATTATCAAAAACGGTCTTGCAGTTCTTGCCTATAGCTGACCAATCAACCTTGTTAATACCTTTCTGTACATTCTCGACAAAGCCTTTGAATCCGCTTTTTTCGTATAGATTTTTGAATGCCCCCGAAAGGTTTTTGCTTGTGTCCTTGACAACATTCTTTGCAACAGCTCCGCCCGATGAACCGCCTGAAGAGCTTTTTGATGAGGAGGTGTCTGACTTTGAAGATGAGCTGTCAGAGCTTGAAAGCACATTCAGCTTATCAAAGCCCGCAACACTTCTCTTTGCTTTTTCGGAACTTTTCTGAACATTATCAAGCGACTTTGAACTGTCATCTGCCGTATCCGTAAGGCTTTTGGCAGAATCGGACGCAGATTTGATATTGCTTGCGGTGTTGTTGCCTGTATCCCAGCCGAAGACCTTTGAAAGCGATTCAACCGCACCTTTGGCATATTCCGTTAAAGTTGCAAGTGCGGAACTCAACCGCTTTACAACCTGAGTTGCCACCTGAAGAATAGGCTGACCGACTACGGCAAGGAGCTGTTTCCAACTTTCTCTGAGGTTGCCCGTTACATTCTCCCAACCGTCTGCTTCACGGCTTGCCTGTCCCATAGCACCCGAAAGCTGATTAGCGTCCTTGACCATTTGCAAAAGCGTGAGCTGTTTCTGCGATTCCGACAAATCCGTAAATGACTTGCCATACAGCTTATTAGCCGCCGCATTTCGTGTGGTTTCAGTACAGGACAAACCGAGTGCGGCGTCATTTTCAAAGTTGCCTTTGAGGAATGATTTCAGGCTTTCTGCGGTGTCTTCAAGCGAACGGTCGTAATATGCGGCACTGTCGGCTGTTACCTGTAAAGCCTCCTGCATCATACCCAAAGCACTTGAACTGTCCATACCCGTAGTTTTTGCAAAGGCATAAATGCTTGTGCCGACACCCTGTAATCGGGTTTCAAGAATACCGCTTTGATCGGCAACGCTCTGAATGGCTGATTCTGCCTGCGACTGCATTGTGCCGAAAGTCTGTTCAAACTGCGAATTTGCCGCATTGACTTCCGCAGCCGATTCAATGCACTGCTGACCGAACTCCTTGATTTTGGCAACGGAAAAGGCGGCAACCACAGCCGCACCGATTTTCTTAAACGAAGATGAAACCGAATTGCTTAACTGCTCACCGCTGCCTTTGATATTTGAAAACTCTTTCTCGGTTTTCTGAGAAACACCCTCCGCAACCTTTGAAAAGGATTGTTTCATATCCGTGCTTACATTTTCAAAATCTTTTGAAAGACTTGAAAATGCCGAATCAAACCTTTTTGTAATTGAATCGGAAATCTTATGCAATGTTTTGGAAATATCATCACCCGTAAGCCTGACATCAAGCTCAATTTCACCCGCCTTTGTCGCCATATTCACCACTTCCTTTCATTTTAGATTTTTTAAAAACAGGCATAAAAACAGCGCACACCGTTATGATGTACGCTTAAAAAAATTGCAGAAGAATAGCCACCCCGTTTGGAGTGGCTTTTTGTTTTATTTGTTGAGTTCGTAGTATTTGATGTCGATTTTCGGAAGTGACACATTGTTGCCCATTACGGTTTCATATGTATAGTCGCCGTCACAAGTTCCCCAGAATGTGATTACATCATCTTCAAGGAGCTTGTCCGCACCGTCAGGAATTTCTACAGTTGCGTAGATTGTATCAGTCCACAATGGTTCATCAAGATACTCATTTTCTTCTTTGGTTATATTGATTCTCAGGTCAACCGAATCGCCCCAGCCTTCCTGAACCTGAATAATCTGACCTTCAAACTTGTAGTCATTACCTTTGTACTTGTCAGGGTTTCTTGAAAGAGTTTTAAAGTCGATTGTTTTGCAACCGTCTTTAAATTCTTTTTCAACCTTCTTCGGGTCTTTAGTAGGCTTTTCTGTTGCAGCTTCTTTTGTGGTCGGTGCTTCTGTCGCTTTTTCAGTCGCTTTTTCAGTTGCTTTTTCTGAACTCTGATTTGCAACAGTAGTTTCCTGCTTTGATTTGTTTGAGCTGCTGTTACCGTTAATTGCACCGTTTACACCGCCAACAATCATAATAGCAACAACGATAATAATCCAAAAATACCAACGCTTGTAAATTTTCTTCTTTGCATTTGCAGGATTTACGGTTGCCGAGGTTGAATCGTTTCCGCCAAAGCCTGCACCGCACTTGTCGCAAAATTTTGCATCGTCCTTTAATTCGTTTCCGCAATGTGGACATTTCATAAACATACACTCTCCTTAATAAATTTGTTAGTGTATGTTACATTTTATCACTATATATTAGCATTGTCAAGAATTTTGTAGATACAGCGAAAATTATGTACAAATTTACAGATTAGCAAAAAAGTTTTGAAATTCTGCAAGAACGGTGTTCATATCTTCGTCTGAATAGTGCTTTATATTCCTTGACCGCCACTTGTTGCGGATTTTATGCTGTGACGAAGTAAAGTTTTTCAAGACCTCTTTGTCGGTTTCAAGGCGAATTTGAACCGTTCTTGCAAGCGGTGTTTCGGGTCCTAAGCCTTGCAGAAGTGAGGAGAACTCATTCCAACTCATTTTAGCAAAATCCTTTGAATAAATGCTGACCCCGTACTCCGAGCGAAAGCTCGACACGATTAAATCAAAGTCATCAATCAGGTCGTAGCCGGGGTCTGAGCTTCCCCCTCGTCAGTCAAATCGCCCTGTACAATTTTGGCAGATTCGCTGATAAGGGTGCTGAAATCGTGAATATTCAGCTGTAACTTTTCAATCTTTTCCCTTTCGGATTCATCAAAAAGAAGATGATACATTTCGATAACATCTTTACTTTTACCGTTGCCGTCCTCAAAAAGTGCCGCAACTTTGAGCATTGAAACTGCGTCATTGTTGATTGCAAGGTCAACATTTTTAACTCTGACACTCGGCTTTTCCTCAAAATTAAGTTTGTCTGTAATATCAATTAGCTTTGACATAATCGTTCATTCCTTTCGTTTTTTAAGCGGCTGCTGTATATACGGGTTTGCCGTTTGACATAACTTCAAATTCAAGCGGAGCAACACCCGTACTTGCGCCTGCACCGTTTGATGTAACGGATACAACTGCATTTTTAAAGAGGACGGTTGCACCGTTGGGGAAGGTCCACATAAACGAAACTTCTGTCTTTCTGCCGTTTTCAAATGCAAGGGCGGCAATCTGGTCATTGCCTGCGTCACCGATTGTACGCTTGCCCTTTACCGAAATTGTGATTGACTTAGCAGTCATAAGCCTTGACTTCCAGCCCTCGTTTTCAAAGGCTGTCCATTCCTCGACACCGTTGTCAAATGCAACGGAAAATTCTTCGCAGTTAGCAATATTTGTCGTGGCGGATTCTGTTCCTGCCTTACCAACCGCAAACTGATTTTCATAGCACGGGAATACTCCCGATTCAACTTTTGCCATAAAATTACTTCCTTTCGTAATAAAATTTAACTTCAATGACCTGCTCATACACACCCTTGTCATCTGTTCCCACATCAACGGGTTCTTCCGTGAGCAGTTCGATTATATAGATTTTGTGTTCCTTAATTTCAACATTTTTAATGCCGTAAAGCGTTTCGTAAAGTCTGCGTGCAAACTCCTCGGTTTCTCTTGCGTTGTCGGTGTAATGGATAAGCAAAGACACGCTTATTGTATCGTAGGTGCTTTCACCGCCGATTGCCCTTGTGGGTGTTCCCGACTGCTTTAATGAATACACACCGATTGACCTGTTCTGCTTGTTGTCAAGCTTGCCGATGTAATAATGCTCGGCTGAGGTAACGCTTTTGAGCCAATCTCTGATGTCCGATAAGTAAATCAAAGTCCTGCTTCCTTTCTGTATAATCTCACAAATACTCGACTGCAAAAATTCTGCCGTGTACCGCCCTCAAGCCACGGTGAGAACCATTTACCGCCGGCGGCAATGTTTTCCTTACGGCTGAAATTATACTCGGGATGAAAATACAACCGCCTTGCATACGGAGTGCTTGACACTATTTTAACCGTGCCGTTCCAACTCTGCGCACAATCTTCAAAGGTGTTTTCGTTCTGAAGATTGCCCGTATCAAACGGCATTACCTGCGTGTTTTTCACCTGTGTAAGAAGTGCGTCACCTGTCTGTTCAAGAGCCTGTTGCTTTGCCCTATCAAGCTGTTTTACAACAGGCATATTGAGTTTGATTTTTGATGATACCGAAAATCCCATTAAATCACATCCAATTCCGTAAAATTAACTGTACCGTCGGGGTTGCGGTGTTTTGTACCCTGTACGATGTTTCGTTTTACGCCGTCAAGGATTACAAAGCCACCGCTTAAAGTGGGGCTGTCGGGAGCAATGTCGCCGTCAAAAAGCAAGACAGCCGACACCTGAACAATTTTCTGCTCTTTGGTATAGACCGCCTTTGCCTTTGACTGCACATTGCACACAGCATTGCCTCCGCAGTGAAGATTTGACGGATAAAGATTTTCGGAGGGATACAGGTTTTTGCACTCAAATGCGATAACAGGAGAGCCGTCCTCGGTTATTCCCTCACCGTAGATTGTGACCTCGACAGGAATTTTGCAAAACTGCTTTTTTACAAGTGACGGAAATTTCACGGTTTTCACGCACCTTTCAGATTGCAGGATAACAAAGTCCTGTTGATTTTAGCAACGCATAGAGGTCGGCAGGAATTGCCACTCCGCTGATACACATTAAATTCCAGCTTGCGCCAAATTCCATTGATGTGCCGTTGATTGAATAGCTTTTCAGGTAGGAAGAAATCATATCGGCATTTTCTTCTTCAAAAGCAGTAAGTCTGCTATGCACTCTGCTGATGATTCTCTTCTGCATTTCCGAAAGTTTTTCAAAATCAATGCGGTTAAAAGTCAGAACATCAATGTGTTCGGCAGAGATAATACTGTTTTCATCTCCGCCCTGATGTTCAATGTAATCGGCATACATAGATTTACTCCTTTGTGTCTGACTTGGTACTCTCTTTAAGTTTTTTGTTTTCTGCTTTGAGCTTTGAATTTTCTTTCTTCAAAGTATTGTAATCATCAACAGAAATTTGCTTGCCTAATCCATATTCTTTGATTTTGCCGTTGTCATCCTGAATATCATAACCACGGGATACATAAGTCTTAGCTTCCTCGTCTGTGTTGACTGTATATGACTTATTGTCTTTGATTGCTTTCATTTTTTCTCACCTCGCTTTAAGCCTCGGCATGAATGATTACGCCCTGCTTCATAAGTTCGTCAATGGCAAAAGTACCATTAACTTTTCTGTTCTGATATATATAATTATCAGCTGTTCGGCTGTCAGAACCCGGAGTATAGACATTGATATATGAATACTTAACTCTTGACACCTGTGCTTCCGGGTCAATAAGAATATAGTCAATCTGCTTAGCTGAGCTGTCAGCAACACAACCGTTTGTAAAATCAAACAAAGACTTCATTCTTGAGCTTGGCACTTCTACAATCTTATCAATATCATCAACGGAACGAACACGGCGGTCAATGCCCTTTGCGGAACTGATTTCAAGTGTTCTCTGAATACCCTCTGCATTCTTCAAAAGCTTTTTGTACTGTGGTGTCGCATAAAGAATAACCCTGTCGAGCGGTACACCTGCTTCGGCAAAAGCCTCAAGGTTATCGTCAAAATCTGCAAGCACATTCGCCGCAGTTAATGCAGTAGTTTTTACTGTTGCACCAACTCGCTTAGCTTCTGTATAAAGCTTGCTGTAAGTATAACAGTCGAGTTCAGGTATAGCCTGTGTTTTTTCAAAGCGTGTCTGAATATTTGCGATAGTTACTACCATATTTGTTTCGTCAACATCAATAGGGTCGATAGCAAACTCAATATCTCTGTCGTGGTCAAGGGTTTTGGTTTCGTAACCGTTTGAATATGTACCCGAATTAAAACCGCCTGCACCTCGTGTATGGTCTTTATAACCGCTGACCGAGAGTTTTGGGATTTTAATATCCTTACCGTTGATAATCTGAATGTCAGAGTTTGAGTGGTAAAGGTCATCGCAAGTAAGGGCCTGACCATACAATTCTCTTAATACATTACTGAAAATAGTTGCGTATTCTAATACTGCCATAATTATTTACCTCTTTTCTTACTTTTTAGATTTGATGCCGAAAATTCCTCTTAAGGCATCTTCTGTTAAATTTTTGTCGCTGTTGCCGTCACCGCCGATTTTCTTAACTCCTGTGCCGTTCTCGGCAGGTTTGCCCTTGAGTGCGGGAATATCGTCAAGCACCTTTTTAACAGCCTCTGTCAGCTTTTCCGCATTGACCTTGCCGTCTGTCACAGCCTTTGAAAAGTCTGCAATTTTAAGCACATAAGGAACTGTTGCAATGTCAACGCCCTGTTTTACGGCTTCGAGGGTTGCCGATTGGTTGACTTCTGCCATAAGTTTTGCGTTGTTTGCGGATTCAACTTCCGACTGCATTTTTGCAAAGTCGGGAGTGTTCTTGGCTTTCTGCTTTTTAAAAGCACCGATAGCCTCTTTCATCTCATCGGCTGACAATCCCTGCTCCTTAAAATATGACTTCAAAACGGTGTCCTCTGTCACGCTCTGTTTGCCTGTAATAAGGCTTGCGAGCTTGTCATAATCAAAGGCAGGAGCGTTTCCCTGCGGTGTTCCCTGCGGTGCAGGTGTCGGTTCATTGGGGGTTGGTGTTGGATTTGGTTCTGCCATTTTTTTCATATCCTTTCAGTTTTTCGGGTGTCTCCCGTAATCAGTTTATAGAGTGTCTCTCTGTTTTCAGTTTTGCACGGTGTCTCCCGTAGTTTAATGTCTTCGGACAATAAAAAAGCACCTTACATATTCGTAAAGTGCTTAATCCGCTTTTTCTGTTTTTTCTGTTTTAACTGCTTTGGTTCTCGGCTTTTTGGGAGCGTCAGACTTGACCTCTTCTGCAAAACCGCCGTCAATGAGTTCCTTTGCTCTCTGCTCGGAACATTCAAAAACTTCATTAATCGGTCTGTTAATAAACCCCTCGGTCTTGTCGTTGAATGCTGTTGTTACTCTGATTTTCATTCTGTCACCACCTTTCTAAACCGGTCGAAATCGACGGGTTTAAATGCAATAAAAAAGCACTCTGATTTCTCAAAGTGCTGATTTGATGTATTAAGTTTTGCTTTGGCAAGTTGCAGGCAAGTTAAATAATGCCGTAAACAAGCCGTTTTTCTTACTCTGAACATATTCTCGGCAAGTTAAACAACAAAACCGCCCTTTTTACGGAGCGGTTAAGATTTATGCTGTTTCTCTTTGTGTTCGTTTTATCTTCTCGTTTTTCACAATCATAATTTCTGATTCAAGTCTTTTTATTTCGGCATCTATTTCTTCATTTGTCATATTTTTTATTTCATCAGGAATAATAATTCTATCATCAATGAAATACTTCTTATCAGCCATTATAAGACACCTCCCAAAAATTAATATCAAATGACTGTGATAATTTTTTAATAGTTTTTACTTGAGCTTCCATTTCAGAAAAACCGCCATTCATATATTTTTGAATGTACAAATTATAAAGCTTTGGGTTAATCATTTCATTGGAGTGATACCCGTAAAGTACGCCATTGTGACAAGCCACAAAACATTTAGCATATCCGTTATTAGCACAGGAATTAAAGTCTTCAATGCTTGGTGGCATACTACTTGGGTGTGTATGAATTGTTACAACATTATTATTTGTCTGAATACATTTCTTTATTCTATCGGTATATGTTATTGTTCGTTCATCAGCACTGTCGGTTACAGATAACATAACTCTTCCTGTTTCACCGTCAATCCAATACATATCCTCAAAAGCCGTTCCGCTTCTGTGTTTTAATGCTTTTTTAGCACAATCGTAAAGTGACTTGTTGACTTCTTTATTATCAGTAGCACTATCATACTTGCGTTTATATTCGCCGCTGTCAACATAAGTTTTATTAACAAGCGTACTTTTATTGCGTCCATAACGCTGATTTTCAAGAGCCACAACATCACTTCCTGATTTCATTATAACAGTTTTTTGAGATTTTGCAACAGATTCAGGCAAACTATTCCCTGCTTTTTTCGCCTTTTCTTCAAGCATATCAGCCCTATCGTGCCACTCATCGGCTCGGGTTTGGGCAATGCGTTTATTGTCCTCGTCAAGGCTGTATTCGGCACGGCGGTCAAAGCGTTCTGCCTGTCGCTGTGCATACTGCTGTTTTTCCTCAATTCCTCGCTGACGGTCAAGCTCTTTGATTTCATCTTCAGACAACGGTGCGTCCAAATCATCAAGTTCGGGATAATATGTACTTGTGCTGTCCTTACACCGTGGATGAAACAAACCGTTCTTGATTGCGGTTGAGAGAAGCGGATAGTTTCCGTCTGACTTTTTGCCGTTTGAATAAACATCGTCAATAAACACCTTGCCGATATATTTTGCACAATCGGGGCAGCCGCCCTGTCTTGAGTTCACAACAACGAGGGATACTCCCCATTCGGCTCGCTTTTCGCCCTCACCACGCAGATAGGCTCTTTTGTTGGCCGTTTTAACCGCCATGTCCGCATAATCCGAGAGCGTGTGCCTTGCACCGTTCTTGTATTCCACACAATTAAGACCTGCGTTGAGCATATCCTTACAAGCCATATCAACGGCTTTTTCGTATGTAACCGCACCCGTGTTCATTGCAACCTGTGCGTTAAAAATCGCCTTGCGGTACTTGTCGTTGCTCATACGCAAAACTGCCGTTTCTGCCCTCTTTAAATCGTCTGTGGTCGATTTTATGAGTGCGTCAAGTTTACGGTCATTCACCTTAAAAAACTCGGCTGTGCTGTGTGCTGACGGCTTTTTCGGGGCTTTGAAGCCGTCCTTGACAGCTTCAAGAATTTCTGCCTCCTGACTTGCATTTCCGTCAGCTTTGGCGGTGCGAATCATCTCTTCAACCTTGCTGTTAATGGTTTTGAAACGCTTGCCGAATTTCTTTGCGTTGTGCTTGCGGTATTCTTCAAGACTTTTGAGCTGTTCAGCCTGCCATTGTGTCCAGTTGTAACCCTCTTTGGTTTCTTCGGCTCTGTGACGGCTGAAATTTCTCATCATGCTGTCAATCAGTTCATCTTCGATTTTTTCAAAGGCTTCTCTGATATTGTAATCACTCATTGTTTACCTGTGTATCGTTCTGTTCGGGATTGCTTTCGGTTTTTTCTGCATTATTTTCCGCATTTTCTTCATCATCTGCGTTATTGTCAGGTTCTTCTGTGTCGGTAAGGTCCACATCGTCAAGCTCCGATTTTTCTTCTTCGCCTGCAATACCCTGTTCCTCTTTAATTCTCTGCACCTCTTCGGCTTTCCAATCCTCCGACTTGCTGTCGCCGTAAAGCTCGTCAACCGAGGTTTCAACTGACATCAAACCGCCCTGTCTTGCTTTTGACACGGTTTCAACCTGACTTTCAAAGCTCGGATTTGCATATTCGCCGAAGTTTACGGACACCTCCAAGCCCTCAACAATACCATTGCCGTTAAGTTCACTGTCTGCATTGAGTACAACTGTAACAAGGCTTTGAAGTGCGTTCTGCGTGATTTTGACAAGATTCTGCCTTGTGTAAAGGGTTGTCTTTTCCTTTTCACGCTGAGCATCTGCATTATCAAGCTTCTTCGTATCAATGCCGAGAGTTGACGGCGATATAATGCCCTGTAAGCAGAGGTCGAGGGCAGTAATGTATGAACTCAAATAGCTTTCGTGCTGAATCTGCGGACTTTCGGTGTAAATCCTGTTGCCGTTGCCGTTTTCAGACATATCGTTGCCCACGGTGATAAATCGGTTGTCAAACGGATTTGGCGACATCGGCTGACAGGTTTCAGGATTTCTCGGAACAAGGCAATTAGGCACATACTGCTTTGTTCGGCAGGCTCTGAGTGCGTCCATCCACTGTGACCACACTTCATCAAGGCTGTCGAAAGCGTCTGTTTTTATGCCGATAATGCCCGCACCTCTGCCCTTGTGGCACGATTTGCCGTAAAGGACAGGTACAGCCCACATATATGATTCGTCAAATGTAACGCCCTTTGAATCAATCCACGAAAGAGCGTCAACCGTGTGCAGGTCAATCTCTTTGCCGTTGTCATCGTACAAAGCATAGTGAATATAGCCGTAACCGTATGTTTCTTCAAAACGGTAACGGCGGTGTTTTTGCGTGTAATCGGTGTAAAACTTAACCTCTCGGATTCTGCCTCGCACATATGTAAAGTCGATGTTTTCGGCAGGATACCATTCAACAATCGGAACATCTGATACAGCCGTGTCAAAGCTGACCTTAAAAGCACCGTCACCGACAACACATAGGTCACGGAGCATTTGCTTAACCGTGTCGGATAGCTTGTTCTGCTTCTCAATATCTTCCCAACGCTCTGCATAAGCGGTTGAATTTTTGCTTGTAACATCTGTGCCGTTGTAGTCGGCAATTACGATATTCACAAGCGTTTCGCAGATGAGTGCCGGCAAACCCGTGTGTATTTTACGGATTTCAAGCCCCTTTGTGCTTTTTGCCGCCCAAAACATAGTTTTGTTTGTATCAATCTGCCTGTACAGCTCCGCAAGCTGTCTGCTGTTGCCCCAATACCAAATGCGATTGATAAAGCACTCGGTCAGATGATTGCTTGTTTCGGTGACGGTAATTGTTTTGTCGCTTGCAGGAGTAATCTGCAAAAAGTTTTTAATTCCCGATCTGATAGATTCAGCCATTCTGTTAATCAGCCCCATTTATTTCACTTCCATTGCAAATAAAAAAGCACTCCTAAAACGGAATGCTTGACATTTATCTTTATTTGGTTTAATATAATTATAGAAGAGGGATACCTGCGATAAGCGGTTCTCCCCAGTGTAGTTAGAAACTAACCGCCAGAGGGTCGAATTTCGGGCGGTTAGTTTCTTTTTTATTTAAGTGTACATATATGTACGAAGAAACAAAATTACTTTTTGTTGCCAAAGACTTGGTAACAAAGAGCGATAACGCTGACGATTAAAGTGCCGAGTAAACATACATCGGAAATTGTCATGGTTATCACCTCCTCTTATGAGGAGAACCGCCTACCGTTTAATGCAGGTATCGTGTTTATTCTATCACGGTGCCTGCATTTTTGTCAATTACAATATCTGTGCCAATCTGCCCTTTAAACGGCAGCCACGCATATTGACCGCTGTTAATGCAATGGTCGTGACCGTCCTCGGGTGTGTTGTCTTTATCCTCTCGCCAGCTGTAAATTTCAAACTCGGCAATCGTGTTTTTACAATGTTCAAGCACAAAATAACAGTCGGTGGCAAGCCAGCCGAGTACAAGATTGATTCGGTCGATAATTTTCGTTTTCTTCCATGCATTTGCAAAGTCATAGACACAGCCGTGCTGTCGCTTATACTTTTGAAATTCGGTAATAGTCGCTTGGTCGGCGCTGTCAATAAAAGCCGTGCGTGCAAAGCCCCATTCATCACGGTTGCGGTCAAGAAAATCAATAAAATTCTTCACCGTGTCACTCGGGGCAATAGGCGTTTGCATTTCAGCGTTGTTATAAACTCTTTCATCAAGCTGAACACACTTGCCGTGATTGGTAATACCGTAAAATGTCATTGCGATAGTGTCAGGCGACTTCTGCGAATAGGCGGTATCAAGACCTGCGGTGAACTGAACAAAGTGTTCCGACTTGCGGTTACAGTTCAAAAACTTTCCTGCCCACTCTTTTGATTTGATATGTCTTGCCCTCTCAAAATTCGGGAACACAAGACCTGTTGCTCTACCTCGCAAACCTAAGATTTTATTTTTATAGAGCTTTGTACCTTTCGGTGCAGAGTTCTTTTTCTTTTCAATCTGTTCGGGTGTAAGACTTAAATTGTCGGCAAAAGAAAAGAACCAATACCGCCAATTCGGTACAGGTTCTTCGGTAAGCTCCGCCGTAATCTCAGGAGGAACATCGTTTTCATATTTTTTAAAAGGACGGGAGCGGTTGACAAACTCCTTATACACAGGCAGGCTCGGATCATCGGGATTCAGCGTTGCAAGCATATAGTCATTACGGGTTGACATCTCTCGGATAAACTCGATATCGGCGGTGTTGATTTCGTCAATATAAACGCACCCAAACTGCGCACCGAGAACCATTTCCCACTTATCCCGACTGCCGTAACCGAGAATATAGATGATTTTGCCCTCAAACTTGATATGTGGGAGCTTGTAGTCCTTGTCGCCGTTGCCACAGTAAACTGCGTTACGGTGCAGGTCGAGAATACCGTTATCCTGTTGGATTATAGTTTCCTCAGCCTTGCCCGTAGTTTTGGCGGCAATTGCGTGAAGCTTCTTCGGCGACTGCGACACCATTCGCATAAACTTAACGCCTGCCCCGACTGTTGTTTTTCCCGAGGCTGTCGTGCCTTCAAGAAATTCAGCTGACACATTCGTTGTGTTGATGAAGTCAATGTATTTTTGCGACAAAGGAAAGCTACTCACTCAAGCCCTCACCGCCTAACTGTCTGAACACATCAGAGAGCTTTTCGGATTGCTCAACCTTTGCGTCAACCTTGACAGTATATTCTCCCGTCATTTTATTAAGTGTGTCAATCGCCCTGATTCTGTCGGAGGTGTCCTGCCCGTCATTCCTTGCAATGTCGGACAAAGCAACCTGTCTGTCCTTTGCACTCATAATGCGCTCGTCCTTGAGCTTATCGGAAAGCTCCTTGATGTATTTTGAAACTCCAACATTCTCCAACAATTCATACGCTCTTGCGTTTGCGTAATTCTCGGAATATCCTGCCTGTATCGCACTCTGAACGGTGTTACCGCTCTGCGCATAATATTCCGCAAACTTCCTCTGCCTTGCATTTAATTTGTCTTTCACGGTATCACCGCCTTTCACACTAACACAAAACCGCCCTCAAACGAGAGCGGTCTGTGCGAATTTTTATCTTAGGAGAGTTCTACATATGTCCTGTTTGTCAAACTTTCATAATACCATTATACGCAGGGTAAGGGTGACATTCAATGACATTTCAAAATAATTTTACGAGAAATCGAACTTTTTTCGGAACGCCTGTAACGCTTCGCCGTGCAATCTCAGGGTATGCCTTACGCTCATTTCCATACTCTCGGCAATATCCTCCCACCTCTGACAATTTATGTAATACTCGGTCAAAATTGCAATGTAACGGTAATCGTCAAGTGCGTTGATTTTACTGCGGATTTCAGTTTTCAACCGCACAAGATTGTCAATTTCCCTATTGATTTCAGCCTGAAGGTCTGCAATCCTGTCAACAATACGCATAGGGTCATTCACTCCCGATGTCTTAACAGGCTCGTTCTGCTTAACCGATACCTGTGCAATATTCAGCCTAAGTTTTGACAGCTCGTGTTCTTTCGTTCTGATCAGCTTATCCGAAACCCTGACCGAATATAAATAATCTTTAACCGTCAATCTATATCACTCCTCCAAATTTTCAAGAAAATGACCTACCCTTGCGTATGCAGTTATCATTCCTTCAAGTATATAAAAGTCTTTTCCTCTTCGCTTTTTGCTGTCATATACTTGTTTTTGCCTTTTGGATAAGAGCTCTACACATTCTTCTATATGCTGTTTTAATTCTTCAATTTTCATTCTTCTACCTCACTTTCAAGCCATTTTTTGACTGCATGTATACAATCTATTCGAAGGTTGCTAGATGTACAATGCGGTGCATAAAAACTTTGATGTGAACAATGGTTGCAGTATGTAAAATGTTTTTCACTTTCATTAAGCAACATTTCCGCCATATTCTCAACGCTCATCTGTTTGATTTTTTCAAAGTTTGTCATTTTGCCTGTTCTCCTTTAATTTTTCGGTTATTCTTTTGGTTAAGCCGTTTTCGTTGGTTAGGCATTCTAAGGCTTGGAGGGCGTTGATTACGGTTTGCTCGTTGGTTTGGGACTGATACATCTTACGGACGAAGTCGGCGCTTTTCATAACATTATCCATAATTCTTTGTGAGAGCATACGGTATTCGTCTGCGTCGTTTCTGTCACGCTTATACTCCGTTCTGAGCTTGTCCTGCCATTCAAGGCAGATGTTTATGTCCCAGCCTTTATGACGGTTGTTGTAGCCGACCTTTGCAAGCCTTGAAAAGTATTTATATTCGGGCGGTGGAAAGTCTGAGTAATCAAGCTGACCGTCAATTGCTTTATCTTCAAGCTGTTCAAACACCTGTGGATTTTTAAAATCATATTTTTTCATATTACCTCTTTCGGAGGGTAGTGGAGGGTTTGGGGCTATTTTAAAGAACCCTTTCTATATATAATATTAGTTTATTTTTCTTATACGAAAGGTTAGAAAAACCGTCAAACCCTCCACCACCCTCCACCTCAACAGTCTTTAAAAAGTGAAATGCCGTTGAAAAAGTTATAGTTTTTACCTCTTACCTTTTCAAATCGTTTGGCAAGTTCGGTGCTGAATTTGGTATTTGACATACAATATTCGTTGTTATCCCCTGCCCAGCTTGTATAGGCAGCATAGAGCGTGCTTGCCTGAACCGAACCCTCTAACACACATCTGTCCTCGATAAAGGCGGAAATAACATCCATTTCACGCTTGTACTCTCTCACGCTCTGAAGAACGGCAGACGGCATTTTCAAACCCTCTCTCTGCCACAGAATACAGCCGTCGATACACCATTTAAAAATTGCGGTCATTTCGGCTTTGAGCTTATGCGTAAGGTTCTTATCAACCTTATCCTCGGGAATCTGAACATTGAACGGTATCATATGTATTCTTCGCCATATGCCCGTGTCAGTGCCTCTGATAATCGGTTTATGGTTTGTTGCCATCCACAGCTTGAACTCGGGCTTGAACTCAAATTCCTCGCTGTACAGCTTTCTTGCCGTTACAGTATCGTCACCCGTAAGCTGTTTGAGAAGTCCCTCATTAATTCGCACGCCCTCGTTCGGCTCAACCGAGGTGACAAGCCTTGCACCCTTTAACCGAGCAATGTCGCTGTTTATGGCACTGCTCTGAGAGTTTCTTACCATAATAGTTTCAGGCTGAATGTTTGCGGCATAATCGCCGAATACATCACGGATAACATCAATGAATGTACTCTTGCCGTTTCGTCCCGTGCCGTAAAGGAAGAATGCGCATTGCTCGGCTGTTGAGCCTGTCAAACTGTAACCGACCGCCTTTTGAATGTAGCGAATAAGCTCCTTATCGCCTGCAAAAATATCGTCAAGGAATGCAAGCCAACGGGGACACTCTGCCGTTTGAGAACAGTCAACCGAAGTAATCTTCGTAAAATAATATTCGGGATTATGCGCCCTCACTTCGCCGTTTTTAAGGTTGATTATTCCGCTTGGGGTGTTTAATGCCATACGGTATTTATCCATTTGTGCCGGAAGTACGGGGATATGGTGTTCAACCTCGTTGAGCATTGCTTTTTTTGATTTGTTGGAACGGCTTGATTTCATATGCTTTTCAAATGCTTTTGACATATCTCCGCCGTTCTCTTCATCAGCTTGCAAGTACAGCCTTGCTTCGGCTTTCATAGCCTCAATGCTTTTGTCTGCCATTCGCAAAACTACCCCGATATTGTCAACACACCACTTCATAGAATTGTAGTAATACCACTTTTTCTCGGTGTAACAATACCTTACATTATCTCCGAATAAATCAACAAACCTGTCGGCGTTGCCCATATCGTCAAAGGTGTAGGCACGCATTTTTTCTTCGTCAACCGCTTGAACAGCCTTGCCCTCACCGATTGAAATTGAATAATCGTTATGCTGTTTTGGGTTATAGGTCTGCGTACAGCCCGACACAGCCTTTTGCAGGGTTATAATGCCGTAGGTTGTACCCGACTGCTTTCTGTCCCACTTGTCACGCATCAAGCCTGATTGTCTGAAAATCGAATCCATTTTGTCGGTATCGCAACCGCACCAGAACGCAAGCATATTGCAAAAAGCCATATCCGCCTCGCTCTGTGATGAGTAAGCCGAAAAGTCACCGCCGTACAGAGCCTTGAAAAGACTGCCGTTCTTAGCGCTGCAGGCGATTCTGACAATATCCTCAACGGTGTTCAGATTGACCTCAACGCTACGGAGCTTAGGCTGTGGCTCTGTTGCCTTGCCGAGATACTTTGAATGCAGCGGCTTTATGCTTTCGGTGCAATCGTTTATGTACGCATACGCAGAGCAGTAATCACCTGTCACAACAAAGAATCTGCCGTTTTCGTACATTTCAAAACCGCCCGAATCATTCTTCGCCTTTCTTCTGCCCTCGGGAAGAGTTCCCTTGCAGATTATGTGAATGCCTGTCTTGCTCTGCGAAAATTCGGTGTAGCTCTGCAAAGTGTTCACAAACTCGCTGATTATGTTGTCAGCTCCGCCGTTTTGGTAGTCCTGAATGTCATTCGGCATATCGTCAAGGTCAACACCGAAAAACGGTGAATTTGAGAACATAAAGCCTATACCCGAATATTTGGCGGATTCTCTGACTGCCGTTTCAAAGTCCGACCAAGTGTCCGAGTTATTCGGCATTGCAAAGCCACCCGTTCTTGGATTTATCGGTTTCTTTGAAATTCCGCTGTGCGATTTCGGATCTGGATATGACTGCCAGCACACCCAGTTTTTGTAACCTTTCAATTCCTCGGGAACTGCAAAATATTTATTTTTATTTGGGTTTAAATTTGTAAAGCCCATTTTTCACCTCCATATATAAGGAAAAACACGGTGAAAATTGCACTGTTTTATGCAATTCCCGAAGAATTTTTTTAAAATCAGAACGGCAAATCATCGTCAATCGGCATATCAACAAAGCCCTGATTTGCAGGCTGAGCAGGGGCATAACTCTGCTGTGGCTGTGCATAGGTCTGAGCCGTTGAACTCTGCGACTGCTTAAAAGTATGCTTTACTGTCGGAAACTTAGTCGGATTGAGCCAGCTGACTTCTTCTCTTTTTTCGCCGTTCCATTCGCCGTGCTTAATCGTTACACGAACAGGCTTTTTAATGAGTTCTTCAAGGAACTGTTCAAGGCTGTCGTAATCCTTGCCGTCGGGAAGTCCTGCCGCTTTGCCGAGAGCCATAACCTGATTAAAACCGTAGCCCTTGACCTGCTTGTCGTTCTCGGTAGGTTCTCTGCGTTTCCACAAAGTGTGGAATATATGTCCGTTTTTGTACCCCTGCTCAACATCGTTTCGGATAATGAACGAAATGTTCAGGCAGGTTTTTTCCTCGCCTTTTGAATTTGTGTAGTCACGCTCCTCTGCCTTTGCTATAAGGCACTCATAATCGCCCTCGGGTTTGAGTGAGTTAGACTGTGCCGCCTCGCTCCAATTTGCTTTAAATCCCATAATTTTACTCCTTTGTAATTAACTCTATCGCCTCATCGGCACTCCTGCACACTCCTGCAACAGCACCGTTGAGTTTCATCATCTGTATAAATTTCTGCTGTTTTTCGGTTGGCTTGCCTTTGGGAGTTTTAACCTCGATAAAGACTGCTCTTCCGTCTGATTTTCTGACACCGAACAAATCCGAAAATCCGGGCGGAACTCCCGTATTGAAATATCTGCCGTCCTTTGTAAAGCCTGCACCTACATTTATACGGAAAATATCGCAGTACGGTGCAATTGCAATACGTATTTTGTTCTGAATTGCGTGTTCTTCTGTCAAGCTATCATACCTCTCTTTCGTGCCTGAAAATATGCCCAGCCTGTTTTGTAGCCGTGGCTTTTTGCGTATGCAAGCAAGTCCGCATAGCTGTGGCAATCGTCGGGTGTGCTGAAATCAAGCTTGAATCCCTCAACCTTAATGAGCTTTGCGGTGGTATCGGTTTCAACGGTCCTTTCGGCTGTCGGGAAAACATAACCGCAATGCGGACACACGGCTTTCTGCCCTGCCGGCGGTGCTGAAAATGTAAAGAAACATTCGGGACATTGTCTGACCTTTTCCTCCTGCTCCTTTTCGATTTTTTTAACACTCATCTTTTTGCGTTTTTCAAGCGTCCATTCTCGGTCGTCATCAGGCATCCCGTGCCTTGCATAGTTGCCCACATGGTCAATGATTACCGCCCTTTTGTTTGGTTTATAGCGCATACATCGCATTGACTGCTGAATGTAAAGCGTAAGGCTGTGAGTAGGTCGGAGCAGAATCGTGCATTCGCAGTCAGGCACATCAAAGCCCTCTGAAATCAAATCCACATTGCAGAGGATTGTAATTTTGCCGTTTCTGAAATCGGCTATAATCTGTTCTCTCTGTGCCTTTGGAGTAGCTCCGTCAATGTGCCTTGCTGATATACCCGCTTCGCAAAATGCCTGTGCGGTTGCCATACTGTGTTTTACAGTTGAACAATAGCACACCGCTTTTTTGCCGTCTGCAAGCTGTCTGTAATACTTGATTACATCTCCGAAAACTGTATTTTTAGTCATTGCTTTTTCTATCTCGGAGGCGACATATTCGCCCATTTTGGTGTGTAAACCCGTAAGGTCGGCGACACTCGGAGCGTAGTAGTCATACGGGGCAAGGCAGTTATGCTCAATGAGCCATTTTGTACTCACCCCGATTATGAGCTTGTCGTTGACATCGCCCAAACCGTCACCGTTTAATCGGACAGGTGTTGCGGTGACGCCAACCCTCGGAACATCTGAAAAATGTTCGTAAATGCGTTTGTAACTTTGTGCAAGGCTGTGATGATTTTCGTCTGTGATGATAAGTGCGGGTTTTGGCAGTTTCTTCAATCTTCGTGTAAAGGTCTGCACCATACCGATTTGGCACAAATCCATAAGCACACCCCAGCGGACAAAGGTTCTGAATATTTGGTCAACAAGCTCTCTCCTGTGAACAAGGAACAGCACCCGTTTCCCGTTCCAAGTTGTTCGTCTTGCAATTTCTGCGACAATGCAGGATTTTCCGCCGCCGCACCCAAGGACTATGCAAGGAGCTTTGTAACCCTCTCGCCAAGCCTGTCTTACCTGTTCAACAAGGTCATTCTGATACGGTCGAAGTTGCATTGTCTGCACCCTCTCTCTGCTTTTCCTGTTTCTTCTGCTTTATCAGCTTTGCAACACACTGCATACAGAGCTGTCTGCCGTAATTTTTTGTTGTGCCGTCAATGATCTGTTTAACGGTGCGTTTGCCGTCCGAAAGTATCGGTGCTTTGCACTCATCACAATATTGTTCGGGTTGCATTGAATAGTATGTTCTCAATGCTTCATCAACAATTTTAAGGTCATTTGATATGTACATTGAATCAAACAAGCCTATCGGACTTTTACAGGTATCGTTACCGTCCGTTTGTGTTGCAAAAAGGTACTTGCCGTCAACGACAACAGTTTTTAAAACCGTGGTAAACATTCCCTCGACCGAGATTTTTTCGTCAAGCAATTTGCCGATTGTTTTAGCTTTCTGTCTGCCGTTTTCGTCGGTTTCAATATGGCTGAGAAAATAAACAATCGTGTCATTCGGGAGAGTTTCAACCTCTTTCACAAGCTCCCAAAAATTTTTACCGATATCGGTAAACTTCTGAAAGCCTGTTTCCTTGGCTCTTCTCATATACTCGTTAGCCATGAGATACTGTGCGTCATCAACTGCAATCGACTTGCATTTCTGCTTTTTGATAAAGTCCTCAATATCTATGTAGTTGTCGGAATTGATTGAAGAAGTAAATTTTGTTCTGAACGGGAGTGATTTTCCGTTTACATTCACAAGAGCAAGTTCATTTGCTTTGAAATTTCTTAAAGAGGCAGATTTTCCGCTGCCTGAATATCCTAAAACCAATATAGGTAATCCCATAAATAACACCTCACTTAATACTTAATGACTGCTTGGCTTCCATATGTACGAAGGGGATTTCTTCGCCCTTCTTGCAGAGAGCCTTGACATCATTCTTTTTCACTTCGGGCATATTGTACTTTAAGAGGTGGTCAAGGTTGTGTTCCTCTGCCCACTCAACAAATGAAATTTCATCATCAATAACAAGGCTCGGAGCGTTCTTTTTAAGCGACATAACCGCTCTCGGCATATCAATCTTCTGTCTGCCGAGTGCCTGCATTGACTTAAACAGATAGGTTTTAAGGCTCTCCGCTTGTTTTTCTTTTTGTGACTGTCTTTTTGCAATTGCCGCCTTTTCGGCTTTAAGCATTTTAGCCTCGGCAAGAAGCTGTTTGTAGTAGATTGCAATACTCTCAGCTTTCTCGTCAAATTCGCCCTCAATGCCCGTGAGAGTATCAAACCACGCTGTCAACATCTTGTTGCGGTATGCGTCCACATTGGCAATGATATTGCCGTCATCATCAATCGGCATTCCGTCTGCGTTCGTATCGGGTTCCCATTCGTTGATAGCGTCAAACTGATTAAATAAATCCGAGTACATCTCGGTAAGCTCATAAAGTTTCATTGTTGCTCCTCCTTAAAGATTTGTGTTCTGTACGGCAAGTGCATTGATAAGATGCTCAACCTTGCCTTTGAAAAATTCCTTGTCCTGTGACTGCTTGGCGAAATCGAGCATACGGACAAAGCTGTCATATGCAATTGAAAAGTATGCCTTAAAGACATCCTTGTCATCTGATGAACCGTCGGCAGTCTGAACACTTTTCAGCCTTTCTTCATACTCCTCTTTCTGTTTGCGAAGAGCCTCCTGTTTTTCATCCTCAAGCTGTTTTCTGACGATTTTTTCATTATTGCGATACTCTTCTTCGAGTTCGTCATAATGCTTAATGTTCTCCCTTTCCAAAGACTTAATCGTTTCATTGAGTCTGCGTTCATTGTCGCTCGGCTCTGCAACGGCAACTTCAATAGGACGGCTTTCAAGCTCCTGAACTTTATTCGTCAGCTTGAAATTTTTGTTCTTTTCCTCTGCAAGCTGATTTTCAATATTGCGATAGCTTTCTTTTGAAGTGTCCGCCTGCTGTTTGTAATAGTCGGCATCTTTCTTAGCGTTATTGAGCTGTCTGCAATAGTCAATGCTCTTGTCGGTTGCCTCCTGTTTTTCGTCCTTCAGCCTGTCAATTTCGGCTTTTAACTGCTTGACCGTTGTGTTTTCAAGGTCAAGCTTTTCGGCAATTTCAGCCTGTTCGGGTTCGCTTATGGTAGCGAGCAAAGCAAGTTTTGTAACACCTAAATGTAAACTCGAGTTTACATTTTGAGTGTTTATATTTTCGATTATCGAAATATACTTATGAGCCTGCATTCTGCTGAAACCTACCTCTGTTTCGCAATAATCCTCAAAGTTCTGATATCCAAGCTCCTTGTACAGCTTGTTGTCACGCATTGTTTTAAGTCCGTTGCACATATCCCATATGTTCTGCTGTGCAAGGTTAGCGCTGACAATTATCTTCTGATGCAGTTCAATTGCCTGCTTATGCTGTTCGCTTACTGTTATTTCTGACATTTTTTATATCCTCCAAAAATTCAGCGTATTGCTTTTCAAATTTCTTGATTTCATCCGGCTTTTTAAATCCGCTGTCACGCTCATTTTTGTAACCGTGGCACTGCATTATTTCCAATGTTTCGGGATTTACTTCAATCGTAAAAAACGGGATTTTCGGTTTATCTTTATGACGAATGAAAAGTATTATCGTGTCACCTCTTGCGTGCCGTCTTACATATCCGCCGACGCAATGCTGTAATATTCTGCCCTCTGCTATTATTTCTTCACCGCTTTTTGGGGCAAGCATTATAAGGCTGTCTGTGCTCATAAGCAACGGAGAAAGTGTCTTTGCCATTTTTGCAATCTGCTCCGTTTCTTCTTTGTTTGCATAGAAAGCAACCTTTTCAAGCGTTCTGTCGTGAGCCTCTTCAAGATGAGCCGGCATTATTTCTTCGATACCCTCGGGAAGTTTTTGGCAGTTATCAAGATAATCCTTCCACAGCATTACTCTCCGATTGTTTTTGCCGTACTTCAGAATCTGTCTGTATGTAAGGTTATTTTTGTGAAGTTCATCTACAGCATAAGTACCGAGCTTTGACAGCTTGCTTATGAACTCGCTTGCCATATGAATGGTCGGTTCTTCCTTTATCACACTGCGATAAAGTTCAATTGCACTTGAATCATAATCTGCGAAAAAGTGCATATCCTCCTTACGACATCCGAGCATTTTAAGCAGATTGGTTTCTTTCCAATGAATTTTATTGAGTGAAAGTTTGCCGTCAATCAAAAGCTCTGCAATATGCTCAAAACCGCCTTTAATCAGGTATTCTGCATTATTGTGCCTTACATATATGTTCAGCCATTTGAGAATCCCTTGAACTGTATATCTGTTTGAAAGCTCATCCGCACACGAATATCTGAGATCCGTATCGGTTATTACATCGAGATTTAAAAGTACGGTTGAGCCCCAGCTTGAATACAAGGTTTTTTCTGACGGACCCCAATACCACGCTAACCCCTGTGAAGCAGAAGGAATAATTCCTTCTGTCTTCATCGGATGAAATGATTTATCGTACCAGCCATATGCAAATCTTTGCATTGCGTGCTGTTCATATACATAAAGATATTCATCCGAAAAAGTATATCGGGGCATCATTTCGACAGGATTTTCGTTGTAAATGTCTTCCGAAAATCCCTGATAAACCGTTACAAATCTGATGTACATTCTGCCGTTTTGAGCAAAGCAAAGCCCAAACTTGCGACTTCTTTCAAGTTTCTTTCTGCCGTAGTGCAGGGCTTTTGCTTTTACGCTTTCCTTGCAATGACCGCAGACAAATTCCTGATTATGACAAAGTCGGAGCTGTTCGCCGATGTGCCAGCTTTGACAGCTTGTGCAGAAATAGTCGCAGGTTCTTTTGCTTTTATTTTCGTAGAAAGCATACTGCGGAAAGTACATTGCTATCTGCTTTTCATGTTCATCTGTCAGGTCAGGAATCTTATTAAGCAGGCTGTCAGGATTTTTAATCATACCGACACCTACCAATCTATAAGATTGCCGAGGTCAAGAGTAACAGGATCTGTTTTCTGCTCTGCGACATTAGGTTCTTCAAGCTCGTATTCAGACATTTGTATCTGCATTGTGAAAGTAACCTTTGCTCCGGGGAAAATCTTACCGACAATCTGCTGATACACATCGAGGTCGGAAACTGCAGCAGGGAGCTTCTTTCCCACTTCATCAATCAGGTTTTCAAGGTTTTCTGCAGCCGTAACGGCTCTTGCAAATTCCTCGTTCTGCTCTGAAAATTCGCAGAGCATTTTCTTTACCGGCTCAAGAATTGCTTTAGATTTATGGTCTTTAAGATTTTTTTCGTTGCACAACTTGATTTTTTCTGTTGCAGAGGATATAATTGAACTAGGTTTATTGTTCTTTGTGCTTGTGGCATTCACAGTGTCGCAGGCACTTTTTTTATTGCTCATTTCTCCACCCCCACACATTCAAAGCCGATTGTTTCGGGTTCTGATGATTCATAGGCTTTGAGCTTATTGCGAAGTGTACGGTTTTCGTTGCGATAACCGCTTGACGCTGTTTTTTCGAGTGCAAGGTCTGTTCTTGCGTTTCTCAGCTCAATACTGAGATGTCTGTTCTCTGCTCTGAGGTTTTCAATATCTTTGAGCAGCTTTCTGCGTGTAAGTAAATCTTTAAATGCCATTTTGTGTCGTTCCTTTCATTGGGTTTGAACCGAGAATATAATTGAGAAACGGTATTCTCGGAATACGGATAGATGTGCCGACTACAATTACATTGAAGCCCAATTTTTCGGGTTCGTCCTTTGCCTGTTCACGCAACTTTTGCGGAGCAACTCCAATAGCCTTTGCGGCGTCCTCAGAAAGCAGATAGAAATCACTGCTATCCATAATTTCTTTGATTTTTTTGTTCATCTGAACTGTGTCCATATGTACACCTCCTTAATTTTCGTTGGTAATTTTGTCTGAAACAATTTCGACTGATTCAACATCAGCTACGCTGAGTGCCAGTTTGAGCAGTACAACCTCGCCGACCGTTCGTGTTATCTGATAGCTTGTAACATACGGAATTTCTGTTCCGTCAATTTCAAGAAGGAACCTGTCCTTTGTGTCAATAAGTTTAAGTTTTGCCATTTTCTCACCTGCTTTCTGTTTTACCTATCTTGATTTCTACACCTAAAGCCGTTAAGAGCCTGTCGGCATTTTCAAGAGAAATGCTCTTTTTGCCTTTTTCCCAATACTGAATAGCTCTTTTGGTAAAGCCTGATTTCTTAGCAAGCTCACTTTGCGAAAAGCCTTTCTGTTTTCTGCTTTTGAGCAATATTTCAGCAAATTCATTGATGTGCATTGATTTCACCAACTTTCTATGATATACTATATGTAGTGATGAACAGCAATTCATTACACTATATAACGAAAGTGAGGTGTGCATTGTGCTGAGTTTTAAAAAATGGTTAAGCAAACAAGTTGTTATCGGTAGTGATGTTACATACAACACAGCTAATGACATAATCGCCGACAATAATTTTCCTGAGAGTGTTTGCAAATTTGTAATGCTTGATTATCTTGAAAAAATGCCGATGATAATACAATTGTTGTTTTTGATGATTTTTACAGAGATTATATTAAATACATCACTCAGAACACCTACCCTGTGGATTAACAAACAACACAACTGTTCCCACAGGATATCTTTTATCCACATTCTTTGCTTTGTGTAATACACCATACGATTCGGTAGTTGTATAACTATCTACATCTTCCCTATTGCTCAGCTCTTCTATCAACTGAGCGGTGGGGATTTTTTTTAATTCATTCATCTTCTTCACCTCTTTTCAGCTAAGTCCGTTTAATGGTACTGTGATTGTGGTATTATTGATTGTGTTGTAAATTTCTTTTGCTGATAATATAATTAAGCAAAGGAGTTGATTATATGTGGGTAATAATTAGTGGTATTTTAGGCATTGCAGGCTTTTTAATATCTTTAATAAACCTGATTAACTATTTTGTTTCGCACAAAGTGAATTTGGAAATCACAATGCTTGAATACGCATACAAATTAGGCGTGCAGGGAAAGAAAAGACTTTTCATTCATTATAAACTTAACAATAAATCGCAACTGCCGATTTCTGTTACCGACATTCAATTAGTTCTGAACGGCATAGAGTACACCGAAGATTACAACACCCACGAAGTTAATTCTTATCATCACAAGGCAAAAGGTGTTGATGAGTATGTTCCGACATACAATGAACATCTGCCTATCAATCTTGAGTGCCTACATTCTCATTCGGGTTACCTCGTTTTTGTAATTCCTGAAGATAATTCTCCAAATCTCGATAAAGGTCTGACTTTTCAAATTCGCACCAATCGGAATAAGGAAGTACAAAAGAAAGTGTCATTGAATGAGGTGGTAACGCTCCGCTCCACTCTACCTTATCAAAAGTATAAAAATCTTTTTCTAAAGGATAAGGCGGAGCATAAGGTGCACTGACAGTCTTTGTGACTGTTGGTGCTTTTTCTTTGTTGAATAAATTATTAAAAAATCCCATTTTCTCACCTGCTTTTCGATATTTTATTGCTTTACACGACCTTAAATGTTATGATTAACTATGAAAGGGGGTGCACACTATGTCAACTTCTCATAAAGACCTCATTCTTGATAAATCAGAAGTGAGAATACTTAGGTCCTTATATAAAGGTAATAAACTTTTAAAACAAGATGTTGACTATAAATTTAAAGAAAAATATTCTTTCTTGTTGCGTTATCATCTTATTGACTATTCACCCGATCCTAAATACTACTGTATTTCTAAAAAAGGGAAAATGTTTTTACTATACCGCAGAAAAGAAAAAATCCGTTTTTGGGTCCCGATAATTATTTCGGTAATAGCGTTAATATTGTCTGTAGTTTCCATATTAATGCCACCAGTGATAATAATAGAGCGGTAACCGAAATAGTCAGTGCAAGACCGCTCCTGAAACCCTCTCGATATGCTCTCTCTATCTTGACATCATACTTGCCAAGCAGATAGAACGAATGAAGTAGCTTTTCGTCAATAACTTTGTTTAGATTATCTTCTAATTCGTCCTCGGTTGGAATTTTGCTTGAACAAATTGTCTCATCTTCTTCATCGTCCAAATAGTCAAGTTCATTGTAAAACATTGCTCTCGCCTCCTTTCCTACGCTGTTTTCTGCTGTTCGGCAAAGTTAGTTTCTGATAGCTTCTATGAAACAAGAAGGATTGTTAGTTCTTCCTAATAAGTAATCGGTTGAACAATTAAAAATATCAGCTAAACACAAAAGTATATTAATAGGGATATTACCTTTTGTTTGCCAATTATAATAACTTTTACGTTCAATTTTTAACTTATTAGCAAGGTCTTCTTGTGTCATATTAGCTCTTGCTCTTTCGGCTTCAATATTTGGATATAAAAACAGCACTAATCTCACCTCCTTTATCGTGTTAAGCGAAAATACTCTTATTGCGTATTTACAAGCTAATTATATACGCAATAAGAGTATTTGTCAATATCTTTTACAAGTAAATTACGCACAAAGAGTATTGTAGATTTTTGTGCAATTACACTAAATGAATATTATTTTAATTATTTGCTTGACATTTTTACTCATTTAGAGTATTGTATTTATAACAAATAAATCGTTTTATTGGAGGGAAAAATATGCTTGGAGAAAAACTTAGAGAACTTAGAACAGAACTTAATCTTAATATGAAACAAGCTTCCGAAAAATTAGGGATCTCATACACAACTTACGTTGGCTATGAAAAAAATGAAAGGGAACCAAACTCTGAAACTTTAATCAAATTAGCTGATTTTTATAAATGTTCTGTCGATTATTTAATAGGAAAAACTATAAGACTAAATTTTATTCCACATGAAATCGAAGAAGCTGAAATTAAATGCCCTTTGTGTGATTATGATTATGTCCATTTTATTAGAGTTTTATCGGTAAATTTCTCACAAGAAAAAAGTAGCGGAATGGCTATGGAGTTTTTATGCGAGGATGGGCACAAATTTTATATTGTTGTTGAAACATACAAAGGTAATACATATATGGTAAATGTAGATGACAATAACAATATTTTAGGGTACACCTCGTTTATTAATAGTAACTCAGACGACAAAACAAACATTCACAAAGAAAACCTAATTACTAACTATGCGGCATTAAATAATTTTGGAAAAAATAAACTTCTCGAATATTCAAATGATTTAATATGTAGTGGTAATTACAATAAAGTTTACAAAATAAAAACTGCCGCCCGAGACGGAAGTTTTAAGGAAACAACCGTTACAGACGACGATTTTAATAAACTTATGGATTTGCCTGATGTTGATGACTTAAAATAAAGTCTTGAAATTTTTTGTAAACTTCCCGTTCAAGCGGAGCAATTAAAAACTTGTTCCGCTTGTAGAGCTCCTGCATTCGTTGCCAGCGATATTCCGCCGCAGTTTGACTTATATCACAGAGCTGAGATATTTCGTCAGCACTTTTGACCTTTAATCCCCACAACACACAAGCCGGAGCAAGTAGCCTGCTTGCAAATACATTTGCTTCCTGTTCAATGGGATTGTCATTTGGCGAGATTTCTCGGTTGATAAGTTCATAGCGGCCAACATGGCCAAGCATAATGTGTCCGAGCTCGTGAGCAACGGTAAAGCGTTTCCGCTGTCGGTTGCAGTCTTGCCGTACAAGTATGATAGGCTGATTGTTAATGACGGTGCATTTACCGTCATTGCCCTGCTCAAACTTATCATAATACTTTACTGCAATGCCGAGCTTGTGACACAGCTCTACAATATTTACTGGAAGTTCTCGGACATTTTCTTGAAACAGGATTTCCCATGACATATTTCGGGATTTCTGATATTTTTTATAATCCATAAAAATCACCTCGTAACTATTATGGATTACAAAAATAAATTTACAGCAATAAAGCAATAACAAAAATAAAAAAACGCCCTGCTCGACTGGTCCTCGAACAGAGCGGAATCACCTACACAGGGTGCAGATGATACGATCACACGCAAAATAATTGTATCACAATCCCTTGTGTTTTTCAAGTAATTTAAAGCACAAGGGATTTTTGCACCCTTTTTTAAGCAAAAGGAGTGTATAAAATGAAACTGCCTAACGGCTACGGCTCTGTTTATAAGCTGAGCGGAAACAGGCGCAATCCGTGGGTTGCCTGCGTGACAATAGGCTACAACAAAGAAACACGCAATCAGGAACGCAGAGTTATAGGCTACTTTCCCAACAAGCCGAAAGCTCTGAACGCTCTTGCTGATTACAATCAAAACCCGTTTGATGTTGATTCGGCAAGACGCACTTTTTCAGAAATTTATGAACTTTGGTACAAGGAGTTCATCACCGAAGACACAAATCCAAACACCAAAAGACAGTATAATGCGGCATACAAACAATGCTCAATGTTATACAATTGCAAGATGTCCGATATAAAAATCATTGATATGCAACGAGTTCTCGACAACTGCAACAACGGTTATCAATCGGTTAGGCGAATTAAAATTCTGTTGAACAAAATCTACGAATACTGCATATTTCACGATATGCTCCGTAACAATCTTGCAGAAAAATTGAAAATCAATGCCAAGTCAGATGAAACAAAACGAGCACGCAGGGAGTTTTCGGAAAGCGAAATAAATCTTTTGTGGGAATATTCAAATCTTGATTCGGTAAAAATAGTGCTTATGCTAATTTATTCGGGAGTGCGTGTGTCCGAATTGCTCGACCTAAAAATTTCAAATGTAAACCTTGACGAACAGACTTTCTTTGTTGAAAGTTCAAAGACAGATTCAGGTGTACGAACCGTGCCTATAGCAGACAAAGTACTGCCGTTTTGGCAGAAATTCATCAGCGATTCTAAATGTGGATATGTTCTGAATAATACCAATGGCAAGCCACTGAAATACGATAACTTTAAACGCAACTACTGGACACCTCTGCAAAACGATTTAGGTTTAGACCACACCATACACGAAACAAGACACACCTGCATTTCAATGCTTGTATCGGCAAATGTGAACCATACAATCATCAAAAAAATAGTCGGTCACAAGTCGAAAATGGACTTGACCGAAAAGGTTTACACCCACATTAACCCAAAAGAATTGGTGAACGCAATCAACAAAATATAGTCTTATATTATCCTGAATTGTTCATAATTATGTTCCGTAGCTTACATATAGCTAACAAAATCCCCCATTTTCCCCATTCCTATCCCCCTTGCAAGTTACCTGCACCAGTAAAGGTGGTTTTTTAACCGCCTTTTATTTTTTGCCAAAATTACTTAAAATGCCTTAAAAGTGGCTTAAATACTGGGTTTTTGAGATTTCAAAAATTCAGTTGAGTAATTTTGAATTAAGTTAAAACAAGATAAAATGCAGTCAAACTTACTGTCAAACTTACTGTCATTTTAGTTTGCCTGCCGATTTTCAAGGAAACAAGATAATATATTTTTAAATTTTATTACACCGTAACACAAAAGATTTTTCTATTATTAAAACAACAAAGAGGTTAAGCAATTTTTTCCAATGCTTAACCTCTTTTTTTATTTTGTTGATTACAAAGCATTCCCATACCATAACAATCCTCTATATTTTTGTTCTCAATTAACATTATGCTTCATCACCTACAAAACTACATATTGTCATCTTAATACCTCTTTTCTATTTTAAATATGATTACTTTTCTATTAAAAAGTGTACCACATATAAATCACAACCAGTAAACCTACTACTACTGAACAGATAAATAGTAGTACCCCTATATCCATATACTCTACAACCTTTCTATTTTTAAATAAGTAATTTTTTACACTATTAATACCCTTGGTTTTCCATTTTACAAATTACTGAAATACATTAATAGCTATAAACATTAACACCATAGCTACTAAGGAAGAAATAATTACTAAGATACCTAAAAAGCTATTCCTACCATAAGTTATACTATATAAATGATTCTCATATGTCGCTACCAAAGCTACAATAAAAAACATTACAAGGAAAATATATAAAATTATCATAAGTACAACCACACCTTTACTTTTATTTCTATTATATTTTACCATATATTATAATTAAATTGAATACTTTCTTTAATATAATATTTATTTTTAGCATAGAAAAAGAGGGTTCATAAAGAACCCTCTCTTCCCAATAATTATTTTAAGGATTTACTCTTGCTGTCGAATTAATACCAACACACTTAGTTGATAGGAACTTTCTTATCCCAGTGATCATTTTCAGATACTTCCTCGTCGTAAGCTGGGGTGATTGTTTCTGTATAAGCTTCTCTCCAATGACCGTCTTCTACTGTTTTAGTGCCTGTCTGTACATATTCCTTCTCATAGTGATATGAACCTGTGCCACCATTTTCTCTGACTTCCCAAAGAAGATGCTGTTTTTCTTCGTTAGCATCTTTCATTTTCATACCGCAGTCATTACATACATTGTAACCTACCCAACTATATACTGGTTCCTCGTGAGTACCTGTTACAATCCATTCTCTATCGTGATGTTTTGTCACAGCATCGTGATGCTTATAATACTTATATTTCTTAGCTGCTGTTGTTTCAGTCTTTGATGACTCACTCGGCTTAGACGCTGGCTTCTGGTTATTACTTGAAGAGTTGCTTGGCTTCGCTGGCTTCTGGTTATTACTTGAAGAGTTGCTCGGCTTGGACGCTGGCTTCTTGTCGTTATCAGATGTATTTGTCTTTGAAGATGTATTTGACTTGGTATCTTCTTTCTTTTCGGTGTTACCCTTGTTGCTGTTGTTTTTGTTAGATACCGTAGTTTTTACATCGTTAACCTTAACTGTAACTGTCTTACCGTCGTCGGTTTTTACTTCTACTTTGCCGTCTTTTACTTCGACTTTCTTACCATTCTTGTCTGTGATGTTGCCGTCTTTGTCGACCTTGATTTCACCCTTGTCTACCAAATCTTTAACTGCCTTTGGTACTGTAGTTTTAGGTACAGTTGTTGGAACAGTTGATGTCTGTACGGTTGAAGATATTACTGACGGTTCTGTCGGTTCTTTCTCAGCGTTACAGCCTGCAAGAATGCTTATGCCGACTGCTGATATGCCTGCAAGTATTGTAGCACCGCAGACAACGGCAATTACCTTTGTTTTTACTGTCGCAGTTGCTGTTGCCTTTACGATAGATGAAACTGTTGACTTTGCACCTGTTGCAATGCCTTTTGTTGCAGAGGTTGCAAGTGTCTGTCCGTTCGGGAGCTTGATTGTAATGTTCGGTACTGCAAGGCTCTTTGCTTCTTCCTTGAAAATAGTTGTAAAGAAAGGTACAAC